ACGACGCAAGTTCTTGATATGAACGTTCGATAAAAGGTTCCAGTTTTTCTTCGCAGATCTTGTCAAGTAAACCAACAACTGCTGCTTTATCACCAGACTTATGACTAAGAAATTTAGTAACAAGAGGTCCGAGATTAAGATAGATTGAGTCAGTGTCGGATGCAATGACATAATCCTCCTTTTCAGTGGAGAGTAGTTTATTTAGGTATCCGTTCATACGGTTTTCAATCCAACGAATTGATACCTGACCAGATAGAGTAATAGCCTCAGCATTTGCTAGACGATAGTATCGGAAGTGTTCATTACCGATAGCACCATAAGCAGAGTTCAAAGAAATCTTCTTTGCCATCTGGATATTATTACAGCGAGCAATCTCTTTCATGAGTTCAACAGTGGGAGTTTTCTCATACTGTTGCTTTGCCTTGATCATCTTCTTCTTAAAGATAACACGACTATCGTACATCTTCTTCATCATCTGTGGCAAAAACCCGTGCTTATCTTTACTATACTGAGCACCATTTGCACAAACAGCATACTCACCGTCGATGCTTATCTCCTTACGAAGTATTTTATCAACTGTAGCTTCTGGATGTCGTTTATCCTTGAGGGTTTCAGGTGAGATGTTGTACTGCATAATAAGATGAGGATACAGGCTATTAAGGTCAAAAGAGACCACCCAATCATAGAATCCAGGCTTCGGTTCTTTAACATATGCCCCCGCATACTTCTCAGATTTATCGTTTTGTGTCTTAGGAGGGATTGCAATCTTACGCCTAAGAAGTTCACAGTAAATGTAGTTGTCCCACATACGAACCTGCGAGAATACATCCTCGTAGTTTACCTTAGCATCATATGCCATGGTATATGCAAGTTCAATCAACTTCATCTTATCATCTAGTTGATCTACCAGACGAACGTCATGGATGTTGTAATCAATAAATTTCTGCCAGTCGTTCTCATAGAACTCTTTGAATGTATCAAACTCTGAGTGATCTAGTTTCTTAGATCCAAGTTCAACAAAAGCAATATGATCTAGACGATACGATTCTTGGTTAGTATAAGTAAACTTCTTATACAACTCAAGATAGTCTAGAGTAGAAATTCCAAGAGTGTCAACTGCTAATTGTTTTCTACCTTTAATATAAATCTCACGCTGAGAAACAAGTTTCCAAGGAGACAATAGCTTTACAAACTTATCACCAAGAATACGTTCGATACGATTACATATGTAAGGCATATCAAACAACTGCACGTTCCATCCAGTAATTACATCTGGAAAATTCTCCTGCCAGTATTCAAGGAATGCGCCCAACATACCTTCTTCTGATCGGAAATGCATGTAGTCCACCATGGGGTCTTTGTTATTGTATGGACGTGCTCCGAACACAATAATTCGACCAGTGAAACTATCCTTGATGGATATGGCAAGGATTTCTTGATCGGCAGTTTCGATATTGGGAAATCCGTTTTCTGCAGCGGTTTCAATATCAATGGTAAATACACGGATTTTTGTACTATCAAACTTGAGTTCCTCTTCAGGATGCTGCTCAGCTATGTATTGATACAAAAATCTAGAGTTACCATATATTTTAAATTCCTCTACCTCCTTATACTGTTTTATAAAATCTCTCGCTTCAGTGATAGAACCAAACTTATGTGGTTCTACACAATCTCCTTCTAGTGTACGCCACTCTGAATAATTTTTACTAGGCAAATACAGCGTAGGGTTGAAAGGAACCCTCACGCTGTAACGATTGCCATTCTCATAACCACGGACAAGCAGACGATTGCCTGCTTGCTCAACACTAGTGTAAAAATTCATTCAAGACATTCAATATAACGAGCAAGAAGTACCTTGCTTGGATTAGTCACAACAGTAATGTCAGAAGATCTAACATTAAACTCAGTCTCCGATGAGTGGGTTGCCCAAGGAGTTAGTTGACCTTCACAGTCTACCAGATAAGGTTTGATTAACCACACATCAGGGTCACCTGATAAAGTGTCCCCCTCAACTGGTTCCACTTGAGCAATGATCCACTCATTCGCTAGCTTCAGCAGGTTCGCTTTCAGTTCCATTTGGTGCCTCCTCTGGGAAGAAAATTTGTGCATCTGTTAATCCCACTTCACGAAGTCTACCCGCAAAATTGTCAACAATGTTATTGTCAGGGAAAACAACACTAATGATATGTTCTCCTCCAAGACGATGTTCTTCAATTGGAGAGAAAGGACACCAACGTGCATACGAGATGGGAATAGTACCTTCATCACTCTCTTCCCCAAGAGTCAATTTGTATGGATATAGCATACGATATCCAACAACTTTTTTATCTTCATCATCACTACGAACTTCGCCAAACATGCAAAGAATGTGATCTCCGTTTGCTAATGTAACAATACGAATACTGTGATTAGTTTTTAGTGGGGGAATTTTTTGCTCAGTCATAATACCTCTGGATTAATAGTTTCACCTTCTTTCTTTTCTTTAATTTTATTTTCATATGCGTTTTGCAATCCTGGTTCAGGAGTGCTAATTGTCATCACACTATCATATGGAATTTTAAATTGCCAATCTGGAGTGTAAGGATTCCACTTGCTAAACCTGACTTGGTATTCCATACCATGAGATTCAGTTAGATATTGAGGAGTACCATCATCAAGGTTTAAGATGTAAGGATCTTCCATCAAAAGACAAACACCTTTACGGTCTTCACCTTCTTCATCAAAGATTTCTTTCAACTCAGTAATGATTCGATCTCCCGTTTTTAATGTAACGATAGATACTGCCATAGCTATAAGAGTTTGATTTTATTATACCACCAAAAAAAGGAGGAGTCAACCTGTTTGTTGGCAGGTGCTCCTCGCGGCGACGATATGATTTATTTAGAAGTGTTTTTTACGTTGCTGTTTTTCTGGTAGTTCTTTTTTTAATGTGATTATCAATAGACCATTATTAAACTCTACGGTCTCGACTTCTACATCATCTGCCATCTGCCAGTTACGTGAAAACGTTCTATATGAAATTCCTTTATGTGCGTAATTTCTTTCTTTATCTGCTGGTGCTTTTTTAGCAGATACTGTTAAGACGTTTCGTTCCGTCTCTACATCTAGATCCCCTTCTGAAAATCCAGCAAGAGCGACCTCCAATATTGTTCTACCACCAGATCCATTAATGACATTGTAAGGAGGGTAGCTTGTTCCTGCTCCCGCAAGAGATTCAAGTCTGTGGAATGTTTCATCGAACCCGAGTGAAAATGGGGAAAGTTGTTGCCATGCATAATTGTTTACCATTGTCCTTAAATAAGCGACTGTTTACTGTGACCCGTTAGGCATCACAGTCTTATTTAACAATAAACATTTAAAGTTAAATAACGGTTTTCCTTATTAAAAGTATACGGTTTACTCGCCTTCTTGCTTCTTACGACCAATATTATATTTGGACTCAAGCGTCCATTCACCTTTCTCCTTAAAGGAGAGAACTTTAATTTGATTTAGAGGAGCTAAGTCAGCAATTTTTTCCTGACTTTCTGTAGAGATATTAACCAGTCCCCAATCAACTAAAAGTTGTACAATACGATTACGACGTTGCACATCATTCAATGAAAGATTAGTGTTCTTGCCATCAAGAGCAAACAACTCTTTGAAGTGTACGATGAAATATCTTCCTTGCTTATGAAGAATGTGGCAAGATTGATAAATCTTTTTTTCTTTTCTTGATGCAACACCAATCCTTGTTAGTGTTTCCCTTACCTTAAGAAAGTCATCTGGTTCACCAAGAACCACTTCGACCATATCAGTTTGCTTCCACTGAATTTCAATTTCACCGCTCATGTTTACCACCTTTACTCAATGCTTTTGTAATATGATCTAGTTGATCCTTGGTGAGAATTCTGAGTGCCTGTAGAGCTTTATCGTCATTATAACCATAATACTCTTTAACTAACTCAATATAATCAATAGAATCTTTACGTGCCCAAGGAGAGAAACGCTTCCTAGGTTTCACACTATTTAGCAAAAAGTCATACTGTAACTTCTTTGGTAGATGGGGATTCTTATTCAGTTCATTGACATAAAGAATAGTATCAGTAAAAGAAGACAGACATCTGTTAACGATATATGGAGGATACTTTCTCTCAGCATCTATATCGTCATCAAGAATATTCTTTTTGGATTGGTTGATTGAGTAGAGATAATCTTTCAGTTGGTACGTCATTCCAGTGTCTTATGTTTCCAGCAATAATAAAGAAGTTGGTAATTACCAACTGAGCAAAAATAATAGTTCTAATGATGCATACAATATCATCATATCTTCTAGTTGTACTATCATTGAATGATCCTAAAGCGTACTTCCAGATCTTCCAAAGTTCTTTCATTTAAAAAAGACAAGTAGTGATAAAGAAAAATATAGCAATAAATTTCAATGCTGTTTTTTCTTCTTCTACAGATTTAGTTTCTTGCAAAGCATTGTATAGTTCTGCTTTGGTATTTTTCATTGTTAGTTTCATAATAAATTTATTTAAAAGTAGCAGTGACACCTATTACGGTAGCACCAGGATTACGAGCAAGAGCTACCTTACGTGCGTCTTGGTAATCACGAGCAATGACTTCTTCAGTGAAGACAGTGCCTGTTTTAAAAAGTTTGACTTCACACTTCATAATTAAAAAGGACTAGTTCCTTACGAGCTGCTTGATCTGTATTATAACTCCCCACACTCCTCATGGTGTAAGTGTGTGCAAATTCAGCAGCTGTCCACTCAGCGAAACGATCTCTGATTAGTTGTGATGAATTGTAAGACACAAGTTGTGGACCAACAAATCGGTCACACTTGACAGCAAAGTGGTCGTGATTAAATCCACTATGCATATTACCTCTCTTGCCATAGAGGTTAGATCCAATCTCGTATGGTGGGTCTAAGTAAGTAAAAGCATTCTTACTATCAGTAAGAAGTTGTTCGTAGCTAACGTTAGTGATCTTCCATTTAGAAATCATTCCTGAATATTCAGGGAGTTTATCAATGCCTCGCATCGAGAAATTGCTATCTGACGCTTGCTTGCTGAAGGAACTGGACTCAGTGAGACCAGAGAAAGAGCACTTATTAACAATATAAAAACACACAGCAGCAGATAAGTCGGATGTTGAATCATCGTTTAGTTTCTCCTTAGCGTCTAGAAATAATAGTTTTGCTGATACTGGTTCTGGATGACGATACTTAAGTTGAACCAACTGATCACGAAGTTCTCGTCCTTGATCCTGAAGCACTCGCCAGAAGTTATAGAGTGGTCCATACAAATCGTTTACCCAGATATCTAGGTGTGGATATCGTTTACCAATTTCTAGTGCTACAGATCCACCACCCAAGAATGGTTCACGATACTCAGTGTAATCTTTCAGGTTTGGAATATACTGAAAGAGTTTACTCAGGGCACGACTCTTCCCGCCTGGATACCTGAGGGGTGTCTTCAATGACTTCAATGTCTGGGGCATGGTATTTAAGGTATTCGCGAAAGATCATTTTCATTTCACGCTCTGTCATTCCACAATGAACAGCAGCGTGGGGTAGGTTCATTGTAGCATGAAACAATGCTTCATTTGCTTCCTGAACATTTTCGGGTGTTGTTTTGACTTTGGATGTATGCCCATTGTCTTGCTGATTCGTTTTCAAGTCTTTCAATCATTTCCTCCATCATTAATTGTTTAGGATCTTTTTCAATAAATTTGAGTAGTGTCATAATGGAATTTTCCAATCAACAATAGTAATCTGTTTTGTAGGAATTACCACTCGACTTTCTTTTCGTTCTTCCACAAGTTCTGTGTCACCAGGACCACAGTTAGTGACTGGACCACTAAACATTCCTGGTGAAGGAATAGCAGGAGAACACGCAATTAAAAATTCGATCATTTGAATTCACACCCCATCATAATTTCAGTAAGACATGCCAAAAGATTGATCTCTTGATCAGGAACAATAGGAATACTGTTCATGTATTTGGCAATCACAAGAACAGCTTCTGGAATAGAAGCAGGTTTCAATACAACATACAAACTATCGTAAACTTTACGCATCACCATTGTAGGATCGTTGTCCATATTCTGAACAACCCAGTTCTTAACATCAGTAAACTGTTTCTTCTTCAAGGACGAAAGGAGAGTGTCAAGATTGACATCAGCAACATCCACAAGAATAGCAGACGTAATAGCACCAGTAGCGGCATAGCGTTGGCACTCATTAATAAGACGCCTCCAGTCAGGATAATAACGCTTAGTAATTTTAGCGAGAACTTTATCTTCATACTCAACATTCTCGTTAGTCAGAATAGTTTGGAGACGAGTAAAAAACTCACCTTGAAGTTGAGTAGACTGCTCAGGTTTGATCCTAAAATCTACTACCGTACAACGTGAGTGCAACGGTTCAATAATTTTATTGATAAAGTTGCAAGTAAAGATGAAACGACAGTTGCTATGAAACTCTTCTACAGCAGTCCTGAGGGACAGTTGCACGTCGCTAGTGGTGTTGTCTGCTTCGTCAATGATGACCACCTTGTGGGATGCTCCAGAGGTCAGAGAGACCGTAGTGGCAAACTGCCTCACACGGTTCCTCACAGTGTCTAGGAAACGTCCTTCATCGGATCCATTGATCACGATGTAAGAGGCACCAATCTCCTCACACAGCGCCTTAGCGATGGTTGTCTTACCCACACCAGCAGTGCCACTCAGCAGCAGGTTGGGTAGTTCTCCCTGGTTGACAAAACCCTGAAACACTTCCTTGATACTAGCGGGAAGGATACAATCTTCAACAATACTTGGACGGTATTTCTCCACCCACAAAAACTCTTTACTCATTCTAATGGTCGCATAAATGATTTAGATATGATGTCATTGGCACTGAACATCATTTGCATATACTCCATACCTTTTTTTGGTTTGGTATGCTCACCACAGGTAAAGATATCGCAAACTGCCATACCTTTCTCTGGCCATGTGTGAATACTAATATGACTCTCTGCTAGCATCGCCACACAAGTTACACCTTGAGGATCAAACTTATGTGAGTTGATTGCTAACAGAGTTGATTTACACTTTTTAGAAGCAGTGTAAATAATATCTCTGATAAACTCTTCGTCATTTAAAAGATCACGGTTACAATCTTTCAGAGTAAACAGAAGGTGCTTCACGCTGGCTCAAGGGCAATGTAGTAAGTCAAGTCAGTATTTACATTGGTCCACTCTGAAATAAGGTGTTGAGAGACTTTAACAGTGTAGTCGCCAGGAAGAAGACGAATGTTCTCAATTTTAAGATCAAGAGTATAGGTGCCAGTAGAGCAACCTGCCACAGTGATATCATAAGTATTACTGGTATCATTCTCTTTGTCCCTGAGGATAAGTTTAATCTCATCATGACCTTCAATTGATTGGAAGGTTAGATCAGGTAGACTATAAACAGCAGATGCTTTTTGTAGCGCAACAAGATCTTCACCAGTTAGATTAAACTGAAGATCAGCACCAGGAAATTTTACATTTTTTTCCGGAGCACCTTTGAGCGTAATTTCAGGATCAGAAAAATAATACTTAACAGACTGACGACCGCCACGGATGTTGACAAAATCGCCAGATGCGAATTCAAGCTGAGGATCGTGAAACAAAGAGATCCCAGAAAGAAACTGACTGAGATCATAAATTGCGAAGTCCACAGGAAATACTTCTTCACCAGTGAACTTTGCCAGAATGTTCTCTGCATTAGAGATGGTTCGTACAGTGCTTCCCTTACGGAAGACGATTGAGGAATTGATTGTACTGAAGTTTTTGAGAACATCTAGAGTTTTTTTAGATAGGATGACTTTACTCATTGATTGTAAGATTCGGTAATAGCAGTTTTGTCAGAGAAGTGGAGCAGCAGCAATGCGTAGTGAAGGATCTTAATGATATCACGACGGGCAGTTCCTTTTTTATCGTAACGAGAAGCATACTTTAGGATGTTGCTTCGGCAGAATGCCTCAGCATCACCCACTGCTTCAATCAAATCTAACGTTTGAATCTCGTCGTTGCCAGCAGAATAATGTTGTCCATAGGTTCCAGAAATGTAATCACTTAACTCTTTTAGAAGAGCATCTTCATTGTATTTTTTCACGGTATGCATACGTAATCAATATCTTTATAATAGCACTCTTGACTTTCTCCGTCAAGGTTAATGACAGTAATAATATCACCTGCCACATTAGAAACTCTAGCAGCGCCTTGACCACTGATGTGGATGACACTGCCAATAAAGTTACAATCTCCCAGTTCAGGCATCTTCAGTTTCTCCATCAATTTCAACTCCAGCATCAATTTTATCATACAATTCAATAAAGGATTGTTTAGTTTCTTCATCAAAACGATTGACACAAACCTTAATCGCCTTCATACGATCACCCCAGATAGCATATGCTCGTACAATATGAACCAAACGACGGGTGCTGATCACTTCATCAATACCCCCGTCCTTGAAGGTGCGACGGATAATGTCTGCCCAGTTAGCAAGGTTAACACAAAATTCTTCATCATGCTTACCAACAGCAGCAGTAATACGAAGAAGAATTTTAGTTTCTACAGCAGGAGTAGGATACTCCTGCTCAAAGGTCAAGGCAAAACGCTCAAGGAAGGCTTCGTTGAGAACGTTAGTTCCAATAAAGCGACCGTCATCGCTGCCTTTACCTTTAGTATTTGCAGTTGCAATAACATTG